AAAAAAGGCTTACGAAGAAACGGATAACGCTAGGTATTATAAATGTACACAGGAACAATATAATGGAAATTGGAAATGTCCTAACAGTACGAAAGAAAAAGAAATTGACTGCGATTACGTATGTGATGATTACAACCCACCAGATTGTGAAGATGGTTCTGATGAGATGAGATTCAATGATGGGGGTATGGAGGATGGTAATGCAACCAAAAAATTTTGTGAAGATTGGAAAATAACAGAGGCAGATGATCTTGAAACACAAAACAAATTAGAAGAGGCAGAAAAGCTGAAAGCTGAAGAAGCAGCCGCGGCAGCGGCGGCGGCAGCGGCAGCAGAGGCGGCAACCGACACTGTAGAGGTAACTGGACCAGCGGCTTCTTATAGTGTGGGTTTAGATGAATGTATAAATTCGGATATCGATTGGAAATTTGATAATATTAAAGCAGCAGATACAGTACTGTATAAAATTCCAAAAAATGAAGAAGAAGGATTGCCAAAATATTATCCAAAAAATACAATACAAAATAATTCTGAGGTTTATTATCTGAATTTTGATAATCGAAAAAGCGAATCAAGTAAAATAACTATGACAAATTTTAAATCAGTATTAGATTCGATGACATTAGGATTTTATATAAATGGTAGTACATCTGATAGTGCTACATCCTTTTCTGATATTCTTAAAATAACAACAGATGATAAAATAATAAAAATGAGTTATAACGGAGGCGGTGGTGGCACTGGCACTTTGTCATTCGAGGATGGGGGTAACAAATCTTTGGCTAAGTTTGATATGTTCGATATTGGAGAGGAGAATGATTTAAAAAAAAAACAAGTGGAAAAAAATTGGATTGTGTTGAAACTATACATTGAATTTGAAAATGGAACAAGAACTATGAAGTTAGCAGTAAATCATAATAATGAAAGTGAAAAAATATATTCATTCGCAGAAACAGAAGTTAATGAGTTAAATATTAAAAAAATAGAATTTTCTAATTTTAAAGGATATATAGGTAGAATAATGTTATGGAATACACGAATAAATAGACATTTATTATGTTCACATTATCAATGTTATAGGAAGTATGCCGATTGTTCATTTAGTATTAAGGATACAAAAAATGGAAAAAATTATTCAAAATGGCTAACTTGGGATGCTTCTACAGGTGCTGATGAGTGTATAAAACATTGTTGGAATGAATCAAAAGAAACATGTTCATTAAAAGATTGTCAAAAATTGTGTTTGACATGTAATGACAACAAAAATCCTATGAAAGATCAGCAAGAGCGTCATATTTATTGTCCTTGGAATAAAGAATTATTACCTCAACTAAATGTTCCTAAAAAAATTACTTCTTTAAAAGAAGGGGAAACAAATGATACATCTGTTGTTTTGCAGTGGTCAGCTGAAAATCCAAATACGGGTATAAGTCATTATGTATTAGAAATAAAGGAGTCATTTACAAATCAAAATTATAAACTAATATTATTACATAATGATAATACAGGGGTTACTGGCAATAAAGAGTACAAAATATCAAATCTTAAAAAAGATACATCATATGATATATATTTGACTGCAAAAAATAATATTGGAATAGGCGAAAAGTCTGATAAATTAACAATTAAAACAAGTGGAACACAAAATAGTATTAGTGATATGTATAATGATATTAATTCTAGGAATTATAATTATGTGATGAATTGTAATAATTATACTGACCATATATTAGATACATTGGATATAGATAATATAAATATATTAAAAAATCTTAGTATTTAAATAGTATATTATTTTTTGCTAAACATAATTCTATTATTTCTTTAATGTGTTCTACAAATATAATATTAATATTTTCTAAAATAGTAGGTTTTTCCAATTTAATTATATCATAATCTAATTTATTTTCTAGTGGTGCTAATATAGTTTTTAATCCAGCATATTTACCACCTTCAATTTTTAAATCTAATCCTCCTATTTTTGTAATATTACCATGAATATCAATTTCACCAGTTAATCCAATAGTTTTATCAACCTTTATATTTGTAAATAGAGATACTAATGCTAATGTTATAGCACCACCAGCTGATGGTCCATCTTTTGGGGTTGATGCTTCTGGACAATGTAAATGTAACCCAAAAATTTTATTTTTAGTTATAGTTGTTTGTAAGGTTTTTGGCAACATATTCCAAGCTACAGTTTTAGCACAATAAATACTTTCTTTCATAACTTCACCTTGTTGTCCTGTAATAGTTATATCCATTTTACTATTATTAAATGTCTTTGTTACTTGAATGGGTATAATGCCACCAATTCCAAGTGATGTAGCATATAACCCATTAACAACACCTATTTTATTATTTAATCCTACTTTTTTTAAATAAACTTGTGGTTTTGTAGCGAATAATGATTTAACATAGTCGATAGTAATATGTATATTAGATTTTTTTTTATTGTTCATTATGGAGTCTAAATTGACTTCGCGAATAATTTCAAATATTTTTTCTTTTAATTTTCGTATTCCAGCTTCATATGTATAATTTGTTATGACATAATCTATAACATCATCTTCTATTATAATAGATTCTTTGTTGTAGCCAATATCATTTAATTGTTCAGGGATAATATAATTTTTGATTATATTTATTTTTTCGTGTTTTTGTAAATAATGAAATTTAATTCGATGAATACGGTCAGCTAATATAGGGTCTATTTTACTAAAATCATTGTATGAAAATATAAACAATACTTTAGATAAATCGATATCAATACCAGAAAAATATTTATCATTAAAATGTTCATTTTGTCCATAATCCGTTAAATGTGTTAATATACCAATAATTTCTTTACCACTTTCAGTATTACTAATTTTATCTAATTCATCAACATATATGATTGGATTCATACATTTTGTTTGAATTAAAATATCAATTATTTTACCATAATTTGAACCAACATATGTATAATTATGACCTTCTAGTAATGAACCATTACTTGAACCACCTAATGCTATAAATGCAAATGGACGTGAGTTACCATTTTTATCTAATAAACAATTAGCAATACCTTTTTTTGCCAAAGATGTTTTTCCAATACCAGGAGGACCTTCAAACCCAAGACAATACCCAGTCATATTACCATTAATCCATTGACCTATTATTCTTTTGATTTCTTTTTTTGAATCATCTTGACTATAAATAGCTTTATTTAGTATAGTATCGACATTTTCAATGTACACTTTGCGTTCATTTTTGAATGTGTTCCAATCTGATATTAAATTTGTAATTTTAATGCTTAATTGTGTAGTATATTCATTATTTTTTTGATTATTGTGTATTAAATTCATATATTTTGATTTAATTTTTAATGGTATATTTGTATTATCAAAAAATTGATATAAAATATGTGAATATGATTTTTTAGAGTTTACTATTTTACAATTTAAATTATTTTCATGAATTATATTTTTTACCATCACATTAAGTTGAATATTTTTTGTAGATTTTACAAATTTAGTTATTATAGTATTTATATTTTGATTTTCTTCAATATAATTATTTATATCTTCTAATTTATTCACAGAATCTTCCATATTTATATACAAAAATTTTTGGCTTATATCTGTAAATGTATAATTTAATTTAGATGTCTCAATATAATCATATGCTAAACTTATTGTATTTTTTATTTTTAATTCTAACTCATCTTTTAAATATAAAATTTCTTCCTTTTTGTAAATATTAAATGGTATTTTAAGAAGAGAATCTAAATATTGTTGTGATTTTGATGAATTTTCATTTGATTTATTCATAATTTCTTTATATTTATCTATTGCTTTTTGTTTTACTGATTCTTTACAATTCATTAAATAAATTCTTTTTTCATATGATATATCTTCAATATTAAAATTAATATTTTTAATATTTTCTTCTATTTGTGTATGGTTTTTCTTAAAATTTTTTTTTAAACTCCAATGTAAGCTATTATATATTTGGTCCGATAATGGTTGTGATTTTAATAAATATGAATCATTATTAATTAACTCATACAATAAATAGGCCATATACTGAATATTATTATTATCTATTAATAAAAATAATATAATAATTTCTAATTGTTCTTTAATATTTTTATTCAAAAAATCTTTTACTATATATGAAATATTATTTTTCTTATAATTGCTTATTTTTAAGTAATCACTCTTTATTTTATTAAGTATTTCATTATTTGAATATATTATTAAATCTCGTAATGATAATTGTTCGATATATTTTGATACAAATAATTTGTTAATAGTACATAATTTAGATATAATCAATAAATTGTTATATTTTTGATTGATTATACCTTTTTCTCGTATTATATTTAGAGAATCTGATTTAAAATAACCAGTAACAATAAATATGTGTGACTTTATTTTTAAATAAACTATAGCACCATTAATATGTTCAAATAATGATATATTTTTCCTTTTTATAATGGAATAATTATATTTATGTATATTTTTAATCATTTTTATATCATATTCATGATTAATAGTTGTATATAGCGTACATTTTGTTGGTTTGAAATTATTATTTATAAATACTAATGTGTCATCATTTATATAGGTATAATCCTCAAATATTATATTAATTAAATGGTCAAGTGTATCAAATCCTATTTTATATATTATTTTTTTTATATCATTGTTAATATCGTTTAATATTATCATTTTTTTAAACATTTTATTATAGCAATTTTGTTTGTATTTTTCTAATAATTTTACAATATCTAGATTAATAATATTGTATAAATGATTTGAAATAAGATTTAATTTTAAATTAGATTCATTACATTCATTTAATATCATAAGTCTTTCGTAAATAACTAGTTCTTGTTTCATATTTTTGTGTTTTGTCTTTAATAAGAATCTATATCTTTCTTGGATAAACTTAACATAAAAAAGAGTATCCATTATTATAATAAATTAGATATAAAATTATTTAAGAATTTATACTTTAATAATATAAAATGCCAAATACAAAGGGTAAAGGTGGAAAAAAAAAAAGACGAGGAAAAAATATATCCACTGAATTTAAAGTTGACATACCTGACAAATTTCAATTTTTTGGCTATGTTACTAAAATATTAGGAAGTGGATTTGTTAATCTAGATTATTATATTCCAAAATTGGATGAAAAATCTGACAAAATTATTGATTGGGTCAAATATAGTAAAATTGGTGTAATTAGGGGTAAAATGAGACGGCGTGTATGGGTAAATTTAAATGATATAGTATTAGTTACGGAGCGTGAATTTTGTCAAAACAAGGTTGATATTATAGATAAATATGATAGTAGTCAATTAGAATATTTAAAACAATATTCTAATATACCCCCTATTAATGAATTATCAGAAAATGATATAGAATTTGGAAATGATACATTGACTAATTTTAGTAATCCGATAAGTGATGATAATAAAAATATGGAATCATTTAGTGATAATGATATTAATATTAATGATATAAATGATATTTAAAATTGATTTAACAAGAAATTATTTATTTAATATTATTTCATTATAATGAATGAAAAACTTGGATTGGATGAATCATTGGTAGAAAATATTAAAGCGGGTACATTTAATAATAGTAGTTATTTTGGATATAAGAGTAAAGTATTGAAAAGTGGTATTTGTAAATATTATCGTCGTAAAAAATTCGATAAATTTGAATGGTGTGTAATAGAAATGATGTTATTTGGTTTAAAAAACAAAGGGTTGTTAACGAATCTGTTGAATAGATTAAAAATTGTATTAATGGAAGAGATCGTTTGTTATGATATTGGTGAAGTATGTTATTGTATAAAATTATTTAATGATATTGATAATGATGGATTAGATTTAGATGATAAAATGATTAAAGTATTAGAAATATGTAGTATCATTAAACATGTACGGCGAGGAAGAATTGTAAGTTATATCAATTGTTGGTGGAAATATCACACTATGGAATATGATTTGATGTCTGTTAGTATTAATAAAGTAACAAAATTTAGTAAAAAAAATGATTCTGAAGAATTATTGAAATATGGTGAGTTATTTATTGGTTTTATGGAATCTAATGATGAAAGAATATTTGATATTTATCAAAAATTATATGCTAAAACTGAAAACTATGGTTCGCGATACAGAAGAAAAGATGGGGTATTTCTATTATTTGAAATTATAGAAGATAAATATAAATCAAATCCACAGTTTATGATTTTATTTGAATTTATAAAAACAATGTTTTTCAGAAAAGGGATGACAGAACGCCGAGCGTTTGGTGTATGGTTAATGTTAATAGTTTGGAAGTTTGATACATTAGATTTTAGTACTAAATATATGGGAGTTAAGATGACTAAATCGCAACTAAAAACATATATGGCATCCCGAACTAAGATTATTATAAATGAATCGTATGTAGTAGAAGATTATCATATTAATAAAAAGTTTGGGTTGGCTGGATTTGGAAATCATGGTAGTAAAGTTATAGATGAAGATTTATCTATACTAGGTGAAAATGGGACTAAATATAAACAATTGTATATTGATGATAAAAATGGTAAAGTAAATACATCAAAAAAACTATCAACTATTGCGTCATCTATTTCTAAATCAGTAATAGAATTAGGTGTATCTAGTTTTATAAAAAGTAGAAAAAAACATAATGGCGATACATTATTAGAAAAACATAATGGCAATACATCTAAGAGTAATATGTTTTCAGAAAAACATAATGGCAATACATCTAAGAGTAATATGTTTTCAGAAAAACATGATACTATGTATTTGAAAGGATATATAAAACACAAACCAAATAGTTATGAAACATTACAAAATGCCAAAAATAATTCAAACCATTATAATGATGTTGGTGGTATAACGTTTTCTAAAAAGAAAAAATTTACATTACGAAAGGGTACGACTTTGAAACCTAGTACAATTGGTGAATCCTCTTGGGTTAAATTAAATACTAAAACACATCCACCACTAATGTTAAATAGTCCTAAAAAGAAAAAAAAGAAATTTAATGTTAAAAAATCTAAAGTTACTACTATGAAAATATCTTTAGATGACTATACTATTACACAAATGTCAGCTGATGAATACGAAACAATATTAAATTTGCCACAAGGACAAAAATTAACTAGTAGTAGTAAAAAAAGTGTGTATATGGATAAAATAAATGTCTACAAAGGGCCATTTATTTTTGATGACAAAAAATTACTGAATAGTATTAAATTTACCCAAGCATTAATATGGGTTGAAAGTGTTATAAAGATACCAGATAAAATGAAGTGTGTTTTACCATTTTCAATAAAAGAGTATAAAGGCTATTATTTCTTGGTATATAAAAATATAGGAATCATTGACGAATCATCATCTGAATTAGTTGATACTACGTTAGTAAGTAAATCATTGTCTGAAATGGCGTTAAAACTTGGTAATAGTATTCCATCTAAATCTGTTAAAATTTATCCAAGAGGTGTAATTAATAGGATTAGTGATATAATAACATTAGACCCATCTAAATTTACGGATGATATTAAATTGGCAACATTACAGCATTTATATTTTAGATACTTGTTTAATATTGGTGATTCAGGAACGCAAAATGTATTGTATCGTGAAGATGGACATATTCACTTAGTCGCTGGTATAGATATGGAGGAAATACGTGGAAAAGATCAAGGAAATACTAAATTGGAATATTTATTTAATTCACGATATAATAAAAAAGTGGCGTTGTTTAAAGATATGATAGATAATGTTGTAACGTTAACCTTTGAGGAATTAGATACTATTAAAGATGATTTGGCATTATTAGGTATTGATTCTGAGGATATTAGGAAGAAAATATATAAATTTAATACATCAAAATCTAACCCATAATTATTTAAAGATAAAAAGCATATAATAATTAAGATATGGGTATTCCATTGTATTTTAAAATTATTTCTGAAAAATATCCAGATATTATCAAATCTAATATTAATAATAAAGATAGTTTATTCTTAGATTTGAATTGTGCAATTCATCCGTGTTGTAGAAAAATATTGGATCAATACACTGTAAATAATTTTAATAAAAATGATGTGGAGCGTAAAATGATAAATGAAGTGTTAAATTATATACATAAATTAGTATCTTTGGTGGATCCTAAATTATTATATTTGGCAATTGATGGAGTGGCGCCATGTGCTAAAATGAATCAGCAAAGACTTCGTAGATACAAAACTGTATATGAAAAGAGTAAAATAGATACTATTAAAAAGGAAGAAAATAAAGAAACTAATAATTTTAATTGGAATACGAATGCTATTTCACCAGGTACAGAATTTATGGATACATTATCTAAAGCAATTGTACATGAAATTGAAAATAAACAAATATATAAAACTATAGAAGTACATTTTAGTGATTCATATGTTCCTGGTGAAGGAGAGCATAAAATATTAGAATTTGTCAAAAATAATAATCTTGATAATAATATAGTTATTTATGGATTGGATGCTGATTTGATAATTTTGTCATTTGTGACCCATAAAAATAATATTTTTTTGCTAAGAGAGGCATTACAGTTTGGAAAACCAGTATTAGATTCATTTTTGTATTTAGATATAGATAATCTAAAATATTACATTGTTAAAGATTTGCAAGAAAAAATATTAATAGCTGATAGTACATTATTATTTGATACTAATAAGCTTAATAATTTAATGGATGACTATATTTTCATTAGTTTTTTGATTGGAAATGATTTTTTACCCCATTTATTAGCGTTTGATCTTCGTAATGATGGTCTAACTTTTTTACTAAATAAATATGTTGAGATGTATGTTATATATGAGGATAATTTGGTGAATAGAGATAAAAATACTATTAATTGGAGGTTTTTGAAAGCTTATTTTAATGAATTAAATAATTATGAATCAGAGTTACTATTGAAAATGTCAAAAAAACGGAAAAAATTTAAATTAAGAAAAACATATAATGATGAATATGATAAAAAAATAGATTTGCTAAACAATTATCCAATATTACATCAAGAGTTAGAGGATTATGTGGATATTGGTAAAAAAAATTGGAAATATCGTTTTTACAATAAAGCATTAAATATTTATGACGAAGATGACATAACCATGTGTTGTAAAAATTATATTGATGGTTTGAAATGGACATATGATTACTATTTTAAAGGGTGTAAATCTTGGAAATGGAAATATAATTATAGACATGCTCCATCTCTTGGAGATATAATAAATACTATGAATTCATATTCATTAAATACTATAAAATTTAGTGATTCTCAGCCTTATAGTCCAATAGTTCAATTGCTATCTATATTTCCAAAAACAAGTTATAATTTAATACCACCTGAATACCGACAATTAATGACTAAAACCTCCGATATATATGATTACTATCCATCACATTATCAAATAGATACATATTACAAACGGTATTTTTGGCAATGTGAGCCTATTTTACCATTAATAGATTATGAAAGAATAAATAGTTGTGTGAAAAAAATAACAATGCCAAAATATATAAAATCTAAATTAAATTCTAATGTGTACATTAAGGAACCTCTTTTCAAATAAAATGAGTAAATACATTTTAATTTAAATATGAGTATATTTTATATGAAAGAATGCATTAGTTATTGTTTAGTTGGAGCAGCATTGCTTGGATCAATGATTGTCACCATGCTAGCTAGTAAAAAATCAAAAAATTTTGTTAATTTTATGAATTTGTTAGATGATAATCAACAGCAAATTTATAAAAGTGTTATAAAAGAGCGTATGACTATATATATTCAAGGACTAGTTATTGGTATTATATTAGCGATATTATGTACTTTTACTAATGCATTATCAAAAACAAATAAAATATGTTTATTCATTGTAATTGCTCTTGGTTTTAATATGCTGTATTATTCATTGTATCCCAAATCAACCTACATGTTAAGCCATCTTACATCAACCGAACAAAATAATGCCTGGCTTAAAATATACAAAGAGATGAAATTACGATGTAGAATAGGATTATTACTTGGGGTTGTTGGATATGTTTTGCTTGGTATTGGTTGGTGTAATTAATTTGTTATTGGATGGACTAATTAATTTGCTATAGTGTAATTAGTTTAGTATAGAACTTTTTTTTATTTTTTATTTTTAATGGAATATTTAAATTCATTAAAATCATTATATAGTTTGAATGGAACTCAATTAGAAACCTTAAAGGATTCAGTAAAGTCGTCAGTTATTCCTAATAATTTAGAAAATGTCAAACAATCACTTAATACTTTAATGGCACAACAAACATCTATTAAAGGAAAAATTCCACAATACAAATTTAATCAAATAAATAATGTTATTATAGAATTATATAGTTATATTAATACAATCCAAGATAATAGACCTAATTCTAATAGGAATAATATAAATAAAGTATTTGATCAATCAAATTATCATCTGGATACATCGGTATTTAAAATGAATAGACCAACAAATTTAGATAGATTAGAACAACATATTAGAATCGAACCAAAGAAACAAGTAATAAATGATATTATTGATTCATATGAACCAACTATTGATCCATATGAACTGTATGGATTTACAAAAAATGGAAATATAGATTTAAATGAATTGAAATCAAAATATAAAAAATATGCTTTACAAACACATCCAGATAAAAATAATGGCGATGCTACTAATTTTAATATTATAACAAACGCATTTAAACTATTGTACGAAGATTATAAATTAAAAATAAATGACAAACAGTTTAATGAACTAAAAAATAACTCACAAGATTTTTTAGAAGTACAAGGAAAAACAAATAAAACAAATATTAATTTTTCGCAGGATAATTTCAATGTGTCGCAATTTAATGATATATATAATGATAATCGTATTTCTAATGTAAATGATGATGGATATGGCGAATGGTCTAAATCAAATAAGTTTGATAGTGATGATATTGTGCGAGATAACAAAATAAATAATGGTAATTTTAACTCTATGTTCGACCAAAATATTGAGGTATCAAATAATGTTGTAAAATATAAAAATCCAAAGGAATTGTTTATGAATCATGAAAATAATTGTGAAGAACTTGGCAAAGATAAAGTCGATAATTATACAGGACAAACAAAATCTATAAACTATACCGATTATAAAGAAGCACATACTACCAGTAGATTAATAGATACAAATGTATCATTTAAAAATCATGGTTCGGTTGAACAACTTAAAATGGAAAGAACAAATATAAAAGATTTAACTACAGATGAGGTAGCTGAAATAGAATTAGAAAAATCGCGTATCGAAGAAAAAGAAATACTAAGGCAACAAAATGTGCTTAAAAATGATAATACTCATTTTCAAAATTACAATAAAATACATAGTATTATGTTATCTAGAAGATAACTCTTATTTATTAAAATAAGAGTTCCTGTTTGTTTATAAAATATAAAAAATATATTTTATAATATTAATAATGAGTTTGAAACAAATTGATTTAATGACAAGAGAATCTCTTGTTAATTTGGGTGTAAAAATTCAACTACAAGGATACAAGTCCTTATTTAATAAGCCGTATATTAAAAAAGATGACTTAAAAAAACTAATTTTGAAAGAGATTAAAGAATTGAAAAAAATGCGTAGAACTAAATCAGAACAAAATATTAATAATGTAAACAAAATAGATATTCCTGAAGACAAAACTATACGACGTTCTAAATCTTTTTCATCTTTTAGAAAAAAATCATTAAAGAAAAATCATACAACTATTAACGATATTATACAAATATATGATATTGATAGATGTATGTACCCAAAGGTTAGTAAACTTGTTGCGATTGGTGATATACACGGTGATTTATCTGTTGCTATAAAATCATTAAAGTTAGCTGGAGTAATTAGTCAAAAAATTCCAAATAATACACGTAATATAAATGATATTAAATGGATTGGTGGAGACACATATGTTGTTCAACTTGGGGATCAAATAGATAGAGTAAGACCTGCTAAATTGTATAATAATTTATGTTCTGAAGAGGATGCAGATTTAGTGAAGGATGAGGGTTCAGACCTAAAAATAATAACTTTGTTTGAAAATTTACATAAAGAAGCTAAGGCTAAAGGTGGAGCTTTATTTAGTATATTTGGTAATCATGAGTTGATGAATGTTGATGGTGATTTTAGATATGTAAGTCCTAAAGAATTTTATGAATTTGGAAATTTTTTTAATGGAAACTATGAGTGTAATTCAAAATATCCATATGGATATAAAGAAAGATTAGAAGTATTTAAACCAGGAGGTTTATTATCTAAAAGATTAGCTATGACACGCTATTCAGTTATACAAATTGGAAGTTGGATATTTGTTCATGGTGCTATATCTCCGGAATGTGCTTCTAAATATTCATTAAATGATATAAATAAACATATTAAAAATTGGTTATTAGGTGATAGTTTGGACCATATTGATAAATTGTATCATAGCGATAATGATAATGATTCTCCATTTTGGTCTAGAATATATAGTGATATGGATGAATGGGATGAACAAAAAAGTATTCAATCATTTAACAAAACAATCAATAATTTAAATATTAAAAATCTTAGAAATAATTCAAATGTAATCAAAGGTATGATTATGGGACACTCGCCACAATTTATGTACAATAAAGGTATAAATTCATCTTACAATAACCGAATATGGAGGTGTGATATAGGGGCATCTAAAGCATTTGGAGAAGTTGGTTGTACAGATGAATGTGTATTACGAAAGGTTCATGTTTTGGTTATAGAAGATGATGAAAAATTTCATATTGTAAAAGAAAATTAACTATATATTTTCTCTCTCATTTTTAACAACACATCTGGATTTACAAATGGATTCATATGTGTAAATTTTGGCGGTTGTCTAGATTTTGGTTTTTTCAATTTTATATTTTTAATTTTATCGACGGTTATTACAAATTTTGGTTTAGTATGCGATAATGTTTTCTTCAATTTAATATTTTTAAGTTGGTCAACTGTCATTTTAAACCCAAGTGTGGTTGGTTTATTTTTGTCTTCTGTTTTAGGTATTTTTATTTCTGATCTTTTAAATGGTATAAGCGTTGGTTCTTCACGGTCCATTTTTGGTAAATACTTGTTTAGCAACATTGGATCAATATTATCTTGTTTCATTTTATTTTTGACAGCTTGGGCTGGCACACCACATTTTAGCATTTTAATATATTTATCAATATCAATATCGTCATCAATAAAACTATATATATCCAACATTGGTTTTGAATATATTTTCATTTGAAGAATATTCCATACAATTCCATAAGAACTGGAATTTGTCCATATAAATTGTGGACCAATTAATAGTTTTACATAAATTTTAGATTTTATATAATCTAAACTAAGTAATTTTTTGGATTCGCTAAATATTAATATATCATCGTAAAAGGATAAACGCAAACGTTCTGGATAATATTCAGTACATTTAAAGCTTGATAAAAATTTAAGTTTTTTTTTGTTAAATTTTTTTTTCACAAATTTGTTAATATTTAAAATAGTATTCTTAAATTGGTCCATGCTATTTTTAGAGGCATTTATAAACGATATATCTATATAACTTTTATTATTATATTTATTGATTCCAAATGGAAGATATACAATTGGTGTTTGGATAACTAGATTATTATTGTTATATTTTATTGGATAATTTGTATATTCGTCACTAATATTTATTTGTTTTTTAATAGATAACGAATTCATATTTATATCTGTAAATTTTAATATTGTATTCATATTCTTAGTATAAATAAATACTATTTTTTTAAATAACATAAAAAATAAACGCTAATATTATAAAATGGATAAGGAATGTCCAATCTGTTATGAAGTTCAAGATGACACATCTATTAATTTAAAATGTGGACATATGTTTCATTATAATTGTATAGCATCATCCTATAAATCTTCAATTTCTAAAAATAGAAGACATGTTAGAATATGTCCTTATTGTAGAAATGATGGTGGGTATCTGAAATTATTAGATAATACATATCCAGTTAAAGGAATTAATTATGAATTTTATGAAATAGAGAAATATTTATTAAGAAATGATTTTACTAAATTACAAGAAATAACACAAAAATATATAGATAAAAATAAATGTAATGCTATATTAAAATCTGGAGTTAATAAAGGATATCAATGTAAAAAAAATAAGAAAAAGGAACTACATTATTGCCATTTACATCATAAAGATGCATTAAATAAGTAAATATTAATTGTTATAATAGCAAAAAGTATTATAGACATTATAAGTAATACACTATTATGACCTTTTAATCCATATACCATAAGATATTCTATTAATTTTAATATACATACTATAATTAAAAATATTATTATATATTTTATAAGTTGTTCTTCAACATTAGATAGTTCTTCTTTTTTATTGAATAAATAATATAATACTAGAATAGTAGATATACTTGCTATTATAAATTTTTCACCAATAGAAAGTGATAAAAATAGATTTACACTAAAATTTATTAAGAATATTATAATAAATGCCAATATAATTAAATAAATCATTACTAATTACACAGAAAAATTATTTTTAGTTTTGTTTATCGTTCTTCGTAATTGTATTTTTTCTACAACTTCTCTATTATCTAAAATAATTTTTGATACTTCTTTTGATTTATCAACATTTTTGAAGTATTTATCTAATCCACTAATTAAATTTTTTTTATTTAATGGTTTTGCCCGTTTTGAAACATTGTATATTAACCGTCCATTTTTAGTATTCATATTATCTATTTCAAATGATTTCATTGTTGATAATATAGTTTCAGATAGTTTTTTTTTTTCTTTTCTTCTGTCTGAAACAGCTTTGTTTAATGCTTTGATTTGGTCATCGAGGTCTAAATAAGATTTAACATCATTTTTTAGTTGAAGTTTATAAAATTGAAATTCTTCATCACTCATTTCATCTTTTATGATTTGTTCCATATAATTTAATATATAAAAAAATGAATGAAAATAACTTGACATACAGTAATCCGTCAATATTAAATTTGATATCAAAAATTGTGAAACATCAAAATACATTGTTAATTGAAAAGTATGGGAATGAAAAACAGTTTGATATTAATCAAATAGAAAATATGAAACACAAATATATAAAATTAAATCATATTTATCCAAATGTTACATTAAAAAAAAATCGCGAACATTTACAATGTTTGTTAATAAAAAAATAAATAATATAATTATAATGAAAATAACCGATACATCAAATACATATATTAGACCATCAATAACACAACAAGATATTATTACAAATAATGTGGAACTGTTTAATGATAAATTAAAAGGCTATGTACAAATTCATGAAGAAAATTATGGACATATAGATACAGGTATATGGATAAAATATATATCATATGATGGTAAATATAGAAGTGGTGGTATATTAATAATTAATAAATCACCTCTTTATTTTGTATTAAAAAATCCTTTTAATAATTTAAGTTGGTCAGTAAATTTATCATCAAATATTATATTTATGAAAAATATAACGAATCATCGTATTAAAATGATAGAGAAAAATAATTTGTATAAATTATATGAAGCTGGTATGGTTCAAATATTAGACAATTAATATAATTATTATATTTTTTTTATTTTATAATTGTATATGTCTGAAAGTAAAGATTATGGAAATAGTGAGCTTGTTATTGCAAATAGAAAACAAGGGATTAATTTTAAAAGAGAAATAAAATTAAAAGAATTGAAAGAGGAATGGATAAATGGATTGCCAGATGAACTTGTAAAATTAGGGGGGAAATCTGATACAAATTGGTTATCAACAGTGACTATGCAGAACGATACTACTTTAGAATTTGATATAATTGAAATAGAGAAAAAAATAGATGAATTTATGGACACTATATTTCCATTCAAATTTAATTATGATGCCATGAATGGGAAGGGAGAAACGAAAGATATTGATAAATACAGACATATGTTATCAACCAATTATGATAATGACGCAAAAACTCCTTTTTCTAAAAAATTATTAAAAGAAAAAGAACTAGAGGATGCAGATGCGAGGAGGGTATTAACTGAATTGAAATATTCGAACAGCACACACCAACAAACATTAGCTAAGTCTAATCCTATTAACAAAGACATATTAGACACTATAAATAATGCAAAGACAATGGGAAATGGACAAAAATTTATTACAATATTAGACACTATAAATAAGGCAAATGCAAAGGCAAAGGAGAAGAAGAAAGATGTGATGGGATTAGTGGGAGGGGCAGACTCAGGG